ATTAATCCCCATAGCACCATCAATAATATTGGCGGATGTATAGGTGAACATCGTATCTTGTGGTAAATCAGCCTCACATACGATCGATGCACCATCCCAATAACTGATTGCACGAAATAAACCTGCAAGTTTGCTTAAAATGTCAAAAGCAGATTCAGCACTTTGAATGTATACATTACAAGCGAAACGTGGCTCTTGCCCACCTTTGCCATCTGGTACCAACTGATCACAATATTGAGCCAAGCGATACAATGACCATTTATCAATCATTTGCTCGGTTAAACGGTTACCCAGTGCATATCGCTTATTGGTACATAAATCATAGTAAATCCAAGCAGGATTATTGCTGTATGTACGCTTAAATAGACCGTCCCAAATTCCGATGTAAGTTCGGCTTACAGGATCATAGTTGCTTGGTACCTTGATCTTTACACCCTTTAGATCAACAGCAATTTTGGCAATATTCGAGAATGTTTCAGCATCATATTGCACGCCAATCAAAGCAGTATTTGGGTAAGCAAGCTTAAGATCGACAACCTCAGTAATGGCTTGAATATACATCTTATCGCTGACATATTCTGAGCTTGAATTTGGTGTTTTACGAGTAACACGAATCAGCCAATTGTTATTAGCTTCTGGAAGCCCAATTCGATGGGTACGTTCATAATTTGCTGAAGTTTTACCTGACATCTGAGTATCAAGCATTAACTCCCACGATCCGCCATCGGTTTGTACTTCAATGGTGTAATCAATCACAATACCCGAGACATCACCATTTTTAGGATCTTGTTGTTTTAAAGCACCAAATCTAACACGTACAATCACAGCATCAAGTGTAAGATTAGTCACACCTTTCACCCAAGGCGTATCACTTTTAAGTTCAACACCCACAGCAGTTTCAGATGCAATACTTTCAAAGCCTTCCATATAAGTTTGGTCATTGGTCCCTGATCGAAAATCTAGAGTGACATCTTGAAAGTTTCTTGCACCACTGTCGTTTTCAACGGGTGTGTCATCTAAATAGATAGACTTGTAGCCATTGGCTAAACCTTCAACTTCCCCTTCACTCATGCCATATTGTAAACGTGCATAAGTTTTAGATGCCGTTGTATCGTTAGCAACCTTAGGTTGTCTTTGGCTTTGACTACCACCTTTCGCACCTTTAACTGTTTCAAGCATACTTTTCACCACGCAATAAAAAAGCGCTTTACGCGCTTATATTCTTCTTAAAATTATTTCTTACCACCACTGCTGCCACCGCCTGTATAACCAGCATCAGCAGAACTAAAGGTATCGACTGCAAACTGACCCGCATTTACAATGAATCCACCGACTTCGCGCTGACCATACAGAATTGGAACTGGATTACCTTGTGCAATAGTGGTCACAGCTCCACCAAAGCTTTTATTAGCCCTGTTTCCGTCTTGGTTTTGATCTTGTGCATCCGCTTTAGGAGTAAGCATTTGTGCAATTCCGCCTACAACCATTCCTGCGCCTGCACCTATTAAAGCAACTCCTAAATTTGACGTTACTCCACCTGTCCAAAACCCTGCAACAATCAACACAGCACCAAGCACAAGCTGTAAAACACCACCATTACCACCAGCTCCCATAACTTTTGGCACAATCTTGATAACTTTGGCACCAGTATCAAAATCGATCTGATCTTCACTGATGTTTTCATCATCTTGAAAAATGGCAAAAGCTAAACCTTGTTCATGCGCATTCAGCATGAATTGTTCAAAGCCTGGTACTTGAACGGATAAGGCTTTGACTGCTTCACGGGTACTTTCAACAGCAAGCTTAAACTCCTTACCAAATTTCTTTCCCAATACGCCATAGAGTTTGATCGTTTTAAGCATCTTTGTGCCTCACTATTTTGACAACACGTTCTTGCCATTGTTGCCCAAAGATTTCACGCACGGACTTTCGACCATAAGGATGATGTAGGATTAATGGTCCACCAAAACATGCAGTGCTTTCTTCTGATTTGAGTTGCCATTGATCGCCCAACCAGATCACAGCATGGTTCGGGTGTTCTGTACGTCCAACATTACACACCAACATATCGCCATACTGCGGTTGACTGACTTCATAAAATCCCGCTGCATCTAGGTTTTCTAAATAAAGCGATTTATGATTTTTATCACTCCACCAATTATCCAAACGCTCAAAATCAATGAGTTTAATATTTAACTCACGACGATAA